AGATTTCTTTGATGTTCCTACTGTTGTCCCGATAATTGTTGGATAGGTGATAGACCTTGCAATGGTCCGCAAGTTCGCCGTTCTCGTCCATCTCCAGCATGGGCTTCAGTTCCAAGGACCAAATGGGTAGGGAGGCAAGGGATTCACGGTAGAGGCCGTTGTTCGGTATAACCTGCAACGCTTGCGGGTTGCGGCTCAACACCTCGGCAAGACGCTTGGTGCTGAACATCCAAAAAGCGTGGTAATTGATGTAAAACGGAAGGCTTGCGTAGGTCTTCCCGTTCCACTCCTTCCACATATTCGGTGTAGGATTGAATGTAATGTCGGGGCTAAATTCGCCTTCCACATTGGGGTAGGTTTCAATCCGAGTGAAGGACGGGTACAAGTTGTCCTCAAACATCGCATCGAACTGCTTGGTGAAGTTGACGAATCCCCCCTTTGGGAGCATCATGTCGTCCTCGAAGTAGGCCACCCAGTCAAAGTGCTGGTACACATCTGCAATCCTGTGGCGGTGCTTGCTCGTCAGTTCCCAAGGATGCCCCATGCTGGTATGAGCGTGGAAGGTAACGGGAAGGTGTGCGAGTTCTTGGGCCGCTTGCGGGTCGTTGGTGTCCACGAAGATGTCCGACTGCACGGGGTAGGACTTGATAGCCTCGATGACCTTGGTCAAGTTCTCCACCCTATTTGGGTGGTGGTGGTAGGCGATGTTTGCGAGCAGTTTCATGGTCAGAATGTGATGACAAATTTGCTGGGGTCGGGCCATCCTGGGTTGGGGTCGTAAACGGTCATGCCTTCCCTCTTGCCAATCCATGTTTCGGCCTGGTAGCGGTGTTCACGAACTGGCTCTCCGAGTTCACGCACATGGCTTGACTTGGCCCACCAAAAGTTCCCTGCAAAGTAGGGGTAACCGTCGGGGTTGTTTTGGTCCGCAATTTGGGGGAACTGCTCGGTGGTGAGCCAATGCGTTCCAACGCAGTCCACTTTCTCCAGTTCTGCAAGGGAGCGTTCCCAAGCCACGATGTTAAAAAACACCATAGACCTGCACCACATCTGCTTCACAAGCGACGGGTCAGCGGACCCCTTCGTATGCCCGTACAGGTAAGCCGCATCCTCGGTTTGGCTGGCCTTGTACATCTCGGTCAGCGTCGCCTGCTCCCAAGCGTTGGTTCGGGTGACCACCACCTTAATCTTTGCCGCCACGAGCGAGTTGTCAAGTATCTCCTTGACCACCTTCCGCTGGTCGGGAGGGCCGACGATGCCGACACGGATTTCGTCAAGTTGCTCAATCAGCCCGTAATTGCACAGGGCCATCATGTGTTGGTGCATGATAAGTTGCCATTGCCCGCCGCCGCCGCAGTAGATGTGGTAGTAGTGGATGAGTTTCATAAGGATTTAAGGTCTTGTTTTTGCATATAACCGCAATCCTTGCAAGTCCGCAGTTGAATGGTTTTAAAATGATTAACTAATTTGCCATTAATAATGGTGCCCATTTCAACGGATTGTTGTTCCCATTTTGCCCAATTATGGCCAAAAAAGCAAGGATTAAGTTTGATTTTTAGTTTCATTGGGTGAATAGGAGGGTTAAGATGCAGCCGATAAACACCAAGGCCAGCACGACCCGACCGACGGCCAAGGCGAGGTCAAGGAGGGATTCAAGGTTCATGCCCCAAAGTTACACCACCAAGTACTTCCCCGAGTTACTGACGGCCAATTTGTTGAGGGCCACATAGCGCAGGGCATCGCAGGCATGGTTGTAGGAATCAATCGGGACCCCCGTGTCCTTGCCGTCTTTATCGGTGGCCCAAGTGTACGAGCGGAGTTCCTTAATCAAGTTGGTGGAATCTTTCGTGACATGAAGGTTGAACCGCTTCACGATGTCAATCCCCTGCCTGACGCTATCGGGTCCCTTGCTTGCTGGCTTGATATTGAACCCCAGCCGATAGATTTCCTCAATGGATTTGGGTTCTGCTGAATCGGCCACGATTTCCCACGCACGGGTAATCCCGAATTCTTTCAGTCGGACGGCGATGTCGGAGTTGGTGAGCCCCCGATGGTAGAGCAACTCATGCACAAACAAGTCGTCACCCCTGCGGTACACGGCGACCAAGGCCGTAGGGTCGTTGCTGAACCCCCAGTCAAGCCCGTAGGCGACGAATTTCATCGTGGATGGGTCTATACCCTCGACAACCGTGTAATCGCCGTAGATAGCCCCCTGTAGCGTCCCGACTTGGCCGAGGCCATACACCTTCCACCAGTTGGCCCAGTAGGCCGAATGCTCCGCTTTGGTGCGGTTCAGTTCGATATCGTTCCGAATCGTATCAGGAAGGGCTTCGTTGTCTTGGTAGGTCAGGATGAGGAACTCCGCATCCGCTTCGGGGAGGACCTCCGTGTGCGCCCAAAATTCGTGGGTGGGGTTGAAGTCGATGTAGATTTCCTGTGATGTACGAATCGCCAACTGGTAGTAGGAATCGAAGTCGATATTGTTGGCCTCGTTGATGTAGAGTATCTGCCTCCTTGCCCCTCGGAGGCGTGCTTCCGAATCAGCCGAAAAGAACTCAATCGTGGACCCGTTGGCGAAGTTGTACTGCAGCAGGGTCTTGTTCCAGCGGTCGGGAACCCACCGATGCGTCCATTGCATAATCTTGGCGAAGTCCTTAATCGCTCCCCGCCGTAGGTGAGGGACGGATTCGCTGACAACCGAAATCTCCGACTTGGGGTGTCGAGCGGCGTGGTCAATCAGGACCGCAAGGATGCCGAAGGTTTTGGACGCACTTGTCCCGCCTTGTATCACCTTCTTCCGAGCGGTCATCGCCCGAATCTTCTTGATAGCGGTGGTGTACTTAAACTCCATCCCCGAAGAGGGGTTGCTCGATGGTGATGCTGGTTTCCTGCTTTTCTACAAGACCGTTCAACCGCTGCGTGATGGAGGGGTTGTAGAACGAGAGCAGGCCACCGATGATTTGGTCTTCTCGGATTTCTTCCCGAATCGCACGGCAGATAACCACGAAGTCGTCATAATAACCGTCCTTGTTGTCAAAGTACTGCTGAGCATCCCCGTAATTATTGCGGCAAAACCGCTTGAACCCTTCCAAGGTCAGCGGCACTTTGGCGGGGTCTTCCCTCTTTAACCCATCCTTCCCGACATACTGCACCCGCTTCCATTGTTCGCCTTGGACCTTCACATCCTCCTTGAAGGCGGCCCATGCTTTTCCAAGGTCTTCGGGGGTCTTGAATATCCTCGTTGGGTGCATCAGTATTCGATTTTGTCTATCAACGAATCAATCTTGTCCACGATTTTCATCTTCACCGCAAAGGCGTTGGGCGAGTTGGATTCCTCCACCGCCCCGATGCAGTCGCAGAGGGTCGTAATGACCATCATCAGCGAATCCATGCGGGCTTGGACCTGGGCCTCATCGTTGGGGGCTTTAGTCGAGTTCGCCAAGTTCTCGGAGTTTATTCCTGCTCCACCCAAGAGCCGCTTTGCCACCCCAAAGGAGGTAGGAGATGTAGCCGCAGTCGCTGGAACTGTCAGCGTTGTCGTAGTAGGTTTCTGCACGGGATAGGTATGAGTGCATCCGTTTAACCGTTTCAAGGGAAATCCCCTCACCGTTGGCGAGTTGCTGGGCACGGACTTTACCCGTCTGGGTGGCGCACTTGTTACCGTTGCGCTCGTTAAGTTCAATCCCCCGCTTAGCGTTGTTGCGTACACCTTCGCCATAGTCGGCATAGGTTTGGAACTGCTGGTCAAGGGTTGGGGTTGTTGAGGGCATGGGTAACGGTCTGCTGGTTGGCTTGGGCGAACTGGTCCGCTTGTTCGTAAATGTAGGAAAGGGCCGATTTTACGCAGTCCGCACACCACCAATTCGTGTTGGGTCTGCCATGAGCCACAAGGATGGTCTGCAAGTCATGCACCGCTTCGGGGGAGAGCCGCATGAACAGGGCGGCTTGGTACTGGTCCCAGTAATGGCGGTGCTTGGTTGCCAGCAGGTACTCGTCTTGGGTCATCGGTTGGTGACTTGGAGGATGACAACCGTCAACCCCGCAGAGGCGAGGCCGTAAACGGGAGCGAGAACCCATCCGCAGGTGGGCAGGGTCAGGGCCACCGCCACCCAAAAGGTGAGGCAGGTGACGCAGGAGAACGGCTTGTGCCTTCCCAGCCATGTGCGGTAGAACCATTGCGGGAGGACATGGTACTCGGCGATTGCGAGGGCGGTGAGCGAACTAATCAGCAGGGGAAATATCAGCGTGTCCATGGTTTTGGATTGCGGCCTTGATTTTGGCCTTGGCTTGGTCGATTGAGTATATAATGCTGCGGTACGGGATGCCCGTGTCCCTTGAAAGTTTCTTCATGTTCCCCGTGCGAAGGTGCAGACGGAGTAACTCCTTGTCATACGGGAACGCCCCGTCCTTGGCCCAAGTGTCCATCTCCGCTTCGGCAATGGCCCACAGGTCATCCATGAGGGAATCGTACTCGGACTGGGGGATGGGCGAATCGGGGTCCAGTTCTTCGAGCAGGTCGTGGTGGCGGTACTTTTGGGCAAACTGGTTGTTCTTGCCTCGGTAGAGGTTCAGCAGGAGGCGCACCACATAGAACTTGAAATACCCCTGCGCTTGTATTTGCAGAATCTTGGCGGGGTCCTTTTCCAGCAGTATGAGGACGCACTCCTGTTCCAAGTCCCTCCAAAGCGGGTCGCCCCCCGTGATGGTGAGGCACGCTTTTCGGATTTCGCCCGTGCGGTAGAGGTCAAGGATTACGGTTTCTGCGGATGCCATGCACAAAGATTGCAAAAAAAAAGGGTCAGCGGTTAGGCCGACCCCTTGGGGATGTGTGCGGTTTTGGGCTATTCGGTGGGCGGAAGTTGCAGAGTGTCAGTAATATACGCCCCTTCTGCGGTCTGCAAATACTCTTGGGCGTTGTTGAAAACTTGCCTCCGCAGGTAGCGGAGTTGGGGCTTCGCTTTACAGTCGTTGTGGAAGGATTCCAAGTTGATGATAATCGTGGAATAGTGGCGGTTTAGTTCCTTGCCGATGGCCATGAAGGTGAACAGGTACTCGTTGTAGGCGATATCGGCCACGATGTTCCGAGCAATGACGCAGGGCCGTTCCCGTGACGGGGACCGCACCTGGTCGGGGGTTATGCCGAATATGGCGGCGGTCGTGTCAACGAGGTGGTGGATGAGTGCTGGGGTCATGGGTTAAACGATTTCGGGAATGGCCATCCAATAGTTGACTTCGTGGGTGAACCAACAATGATTCTCGGAGTACCACATATTGTATTCGGCAATATAGCCAGCAACGATTTGCAGTCCTTCCTTGTCAGTAATCAGCACGGGTTTGCGGTCCTCGGGCATTTGGTCTTGGGGGCGTATCCACTGGCTTGATTTTATATGCTTTTCAAACGACTCCACAAATTTAGCGGCCACCGAATATCCCATCCAGTAGTTTACATTTAAGCCTATCCGCTCAGCAAGTTCGTAAAATTTACCTATTGCGTCCATGGTCATGCGTTTTTGGCTTGAAGGATTCTTCCGAGCAGGGTCCAGTTCACGGACCACGGCTTAATAGTTTCGGAGCGGTCGGGGCGTGAGCAATTCACGCACTCCTTGCGGATGTGAATCTGCCAGCGGCGGAAATCGGTGGGGGTTGGT